GTTTTTGGATCATATAATGCGGGTGTTATTGCTGCACCATCTTTAACAGGTTCGTGAAGTTTTTTAGGATCATACATTTCAGGTGTAAGAGCAAAAGACAGAATATATCCGTTCCCTTTGAACTTTGACACATCAGATAATTTATATGTTGCTGCCGTTATCGTTCTACCTTCAAGTACAAAACTAGGAGAATTAATTATTTCAAGTGATGTTAATCCACTAAACTCCGGAAATTGTAATATCTTATCTTTGATTGGTTCCAAATCTTTTTTCCCATAAAGAGTATTATCAACCACACCAAAAGGTAAATGGTCTTTTTTATCATAGTTTTTTACTAACTCACTAATTAAATCTCTAATTTCCATAACATAATTTTAATGAAAAAAGGGTGAGGTTTTAACTCACCCTTGGTTTAGTTCATAGATTAGAACGGCAATTCAGAATCTGGATCTTCGTCCTCCTGTGGATCAACAGTTTTCGGTTTGGAACTTTTGAAAGTTACTTCACCTTCTTCATCGTTACCATAGACATAACCACCTTTGTCAGAATCCCATCTTGGTGTTTCGCCTCTTGCGATTGCTTCCAAATACTCGGTTGGTTTTTTGGAATAAACATCTCTCCAAGTGAGTTCGTCTTCCAACCAAAGTTTAGCAGTTTCTTTATCTTCAGATACCGGAGAAGGATCATCATACATTACAGTTTGAATTGTAGTGTATTCCTTACCTTTTGGAGTTTTTGCCTTTGTGAGTTCAATGATGAGATCTCTTCCTTTTTCAGGATCAGTGATATCACCCTTTGCTCTCCAAATAGGAATGATTTTATCTAAAACACCTTCGTTCTTATAATTGTGTTTGAATCTCCAAAACTTAACACCATCTTCAGGTTTATCTCTATCAATAACCTTAACGATGTAGAACTTTCTTGCCTTATATTGTTTAGCAAGTTCTTTGTCGGAATCTTTACCGGTGCCACTCAACTCTTCATAAACTTCGTTTAATGGAGATTTTTCGTTGTCGTTCTTTGCCGGATCGTAGAGTTTATTCCACTGACCACCAACCTGAACTTCGTGAAACCAAGCTTCAACAAATGGGGAACTACCGTCTTTTGTGGGGAGAATTCTAATTCTTTTTTGTGCGGATTTTTCGTTTTGAGTAAGTATTGCCGCGAAATACTTTTTCATTCTTTCCTCTTGAGTCATCTTACTTGACCCGGAAGAACCTGACTGTTTTGACTTTTCGTACTGAGCTAAGACAGAATCTAATGTAGACATCATAAAATTTAATTTAATAAAAAAAGGTTTAATTACGATATAAGTATAATCTAAATTAAACCTTTAGTCAAATTAAATTCCAAAATTCTTATCCATGTCTACACTGAAGGAATCTCTAATATCCTTGTCGGAGAAGTTTTCTACCTCATCTGATGTAAGAACATACTCATTTTTTCCTGACCTTTGAATATCTTGTTGTTTGTCGTCAAAGAAATCTGTCAATTTTTGATTAAAAGGTCCAGAATCTAAACTTCTAAGTTCTAATTTTTCTTGCGGAGTTTTTGGTCTATATCTTTCAACAGCTTGTTCCAATGAATTAATTTTATTGACTAAATTATCCATTTCAGCAAGTTTGGATTCAAGTTTTTGAAGTTGTCCAAATAACTCTTCAAAGTAAGAATCTTGTTTTTCTTTCATATCCTTCTGAGAAGTAACTAATTCGGTAATATCCAATTCCTCAGTATCTCCACCTTCCTTCTCTGACTCACCTTTATTGTCAACCTTTTCTACATCAGGATCATTTTCAACATCAACAACCTCAGTTCCTCCTGTTGTTGCCCCCTCAGCACCGGGAGCTGGCGCCGCACCTCCGGGTGGAGGGGGAGCTTCTCCTCCGGGCGGTGGAGGAACATCTCCTCCTGGCGGAGGGGGTATATCACCTCCGGGTGGTGGGGGAACATCTTGCTCATTTATATATTTATTGATTTTCTTAAATCTATAAATTTCTTCTATAATTTTTTTATCAATACTCATTTTTTAATCATTTAAAAGTCGTTTAACCCCAGTAAGAGTCTCTACTTGAACCTTCTTATTTTTGTTGATCATATCGTCAACTCTTTCAATTAATCCGTCTTTCATTCTGACAGTATAACAATCTCCACTATCTAAATCACAAACTTGTTTAGTTCCATTTCCTAAATCTTTTTCAGTGGTTCTTGTGTTTTTACCAAGATAACTATCTAATATTAATTTTACATTCATAAAATTTCGTTTACATATAAATATATCAGTAATAACAAATGTTACCATATAATAATACTAATAAAACTAAGTATTATTATATGACCTATTAATTGTTGCACCATTACTAAATTTTATCTTAAATTGAACTCCAGGTTTATCATATGAATCTACCGCAACTTGAGCTTCTGGTTTAGTGGGATCACAAAAGTTAATGTCAGTATCCCATATTATTGATGTTTGGCTATTTGGTATGACTCCGAGTTCACATTTTTTATCATCTCCTGAACATCCGAAACCATCAAAAGATTTAGATAAGATAGTTACACCATTTGCACAAGTAGTGTTAAATTTAGTCAAAGATAAGGTTCCTATTTTAGTGTCTGTACCTCCACTACTTATTATGACATCTGCACTAACGTTATTAGATAATTTCAATGTCCTATTAGTATTACCTCCCGGTGTTTTTGCCTCAGCCGTGAATATCAATTCATAATAAACATCTGAACCATTTAATCCTACCTTTCCAACACCTAGTTGACTAATAACAAAGTTATCATCAAATTCAGGTACACCATTTGGTGTAGGACTTGGTGTAGGACTTGGAGTTGAGCTTGGTTTAGGTGTTGAATATATATTTAGTGTTCTAGCTAATTTGTCCGCATCTTTCACTTTAGATAATAGCTGATCATACAAACTTTTATTGTTCTTCTTGAAGTCATCATAAAAAGCGTCCGGTTTTGGATCCTTATTCCAATTTAATATCCAAAGTTTTAGATAAGATTCGGGATTCGTCAAATCTACTTGCTTAGTAAAATGACTCCATCTTGCAGATGTCAACAAAATCATATTTTTTGAATTTTCAAATGAAGCATATGGTATACTTTTCTTTTCATTTGCAGGAATCTGACAAGCATATTGGTTTTTAATTAATTTGGATGAACTTTCCCCATAATAGATTCCCAACTCAACACCCGAAAAATTGTTATTAAAGGAACCAAAGTTACCACTTTTATCCCAAGAATATAAATAAATGGTGATGAATGTCATGATTCTTTTCTTTTGTGCCTCGTCATCATTTCCTGGAACCTCACTGATAATTTCTTTTGCCATATCACTTGAGTTCTTGACAGCTTGCGTATCCTGTGTTGTGATCGTATAATTAGAATATTTAGAATTCAATAATTTTTTACAATCATCTTTTGGATCCAGTGTTTGTCCCCAAGATACGTTATACTCTACATATGAAGTTGACGCGGTTGACGCACTAGATGATTGTGTCGTTTTAACTTCTTTTCTTTGGAGTTTTTCTTTCAAGGATAGGTATAATTGCTTATACATAGCTTGTAGATAATTTTTGATTTCAGGGTAACTGAACATTTGTTGTCTGGTACCTTTGAAATCAGTATTGAATGATCCCGGACTTATTTTGTGACTTACTTCTGTTATCCAATATGGTCCCGTGAACATAGGAACGTGTTTCAAGTTAAAATACATCTCAGGTTGAATCATAGCATTACCCATAGAACTTACTGAACACGTATAAGCTCTTTTTGAATATAGGTCCCATAAGGAAACATTCTGTGAAGAAAAATCACCTCCGGAATATTTTTTTATCAATCTTTCGTTTGCTAGAACAGATTCTAAAGTTTCTTTACCGGCATCCTGTCCAACACTGATACTTTTGAAAATATTCTGATTTCTTATTCCTACATCAACATTGAACGCCACAACTTTGTTTGATAAAGCCCAATCTTTTTTATTTATCAAATCATCCAAAAGCGGAATCTCTGAAACTCTCCTAAACTCAAAAGCGTCCGACTTAAATCCAACTTCTTTATTTTTGTTCATATCCAAATGTTCACCGGGAATTGTTCTAAGAATACACACCATTTTAGGCGATGTCTTTCTCAAATCAACATTCAAAAATGTTCCAAATATTTCATTACCAAACTCTAAAGTCCCCTCTATTTTTGGTACTGCATCTTTTTGTACCTCACTAACACCATAGAAGTTTGCATAGGAGGATCTCATTGAAACATTGAAATTATGTTTTTCTAGGAGAGATGATAATATCCCCCAAATAGTTACAGATTGATTAGATACAAAATCATTTATTACTTTTACTTTTATTACATCAAAGAAATGCTTGTCCCCTATATTCCTATTCGCCCTATCAAGTATTAAAACATCCTCCATGAGACATTTTTGGTTGAAATCAAATCCCGCAATCCACCTATCATTCAAAGCTTTAAAACTATCCCACAAGCTTAATGGTAAAACTTCACTATTGATTGCCTGAGTTTTTAAAAAATCTTCTTTTGATTCAACCACATTTGGAAGATCGTTTTGTAAATTTTTGAAAACAAAATTTATTGTTAGATCCAAAAAGTTTTGTGTTCTTGTTATATATCCATTCAAATCGTTTGTGAAAGTTGACCAATTATAAGCCGGATTATTCTTCTTTTTGGTTGCATATATTTTTATTAATGGTGCAAGACTTTGAACACTATCTTCGTTGAAGACAATATTTCCATCAATGAAAAAATCAGTTATATATGATCCTTGATTTGAATACCTCAGACCATCAACATTTGAAAACCCTACGTATAATTCAAGTAATTTCCAAGTTTCGGGGTAAGCCGCTCTTGATTGTTGTAAAGTTGTCCCCCCGGGAGTTGGGAGAGATCCTGATACGTAAGCGTTAAATGTGTAGGGTTCTTCAATTGCATTCACAGTTGAAAAACTATCAAACAATCTTCTATCATAACCTCCGGGATTACCAATTTTCATTATCTCATCGTATTCTAAAAATTGTTTGATGTTCGTAATAAATTTAGTGAATTGTGATTTCTGTATGTCACTAACGAATTGTTTTGATGTACTTGTTACAGGGGTATCAATTTTCAGTAGTTCTACC